CTCGCATCACGAGGCGTCAAAGGATTCTCGGACAACGAATCGACTGCCTTCTGATAAACTGCTAACTTCCTGCCTCGATAATACATTAGGAATTGCTCCCTAGTTATCGGAGTATGACGTCCAGCAGCTGTGCAAAACAAGCGAGAGAACCCACTCAGAGTGTTCGTAAAGTGGTTCGGGAGAGGTTGGGGGGGTGCGACAAGGCCGGAAGGACCCTCGACGTAATACACTCGCTCAATCATGCCCCTCCGCAAGTTGGCAAGCGAGTTGTTGTGGACTCCAAGAATACAACTATCCCCAAGTCCACTATAGCGGAACAACTGCCGCTGTTTCTCAGGGCGCCCTGATGGTTTGACCACCAGATCTGGGTGTTCTCCACGAGAAACATGTGTGGAAAACCCCGGCCTCTTCTCAAGGCACCCCTATTTGGTAGAAAAGGCAAGCCCTCGCTTACCTCCCCAACCAAATGTGTTATTGAAATACCCTTCGCCTTGGCGGTGGTTGGTTTGATTGACCTTGCACACCGTTTCATACGTATGGCACATGGCATTAGCAATAACATCCTCCTCCGTCGGAACAAACACGAGTGGCACAGCGATTGTAACAGCTTTCACCGCGTGGCTAGTGCACACTCCCCATTCCTTACAAGCCTTCAACAGAAAGTGCTGTACCATAAGCCTGTTAGCTTCAGTGGTCTTTGGTAGCCCAAATTCAGCTCGTGCCTCCAAAACCAAATATCTAACAAACTTACCTTTCTTTTTAGCTCGTACTGCGCGTGTCCTTTGGATTTTCAGGGGTTCATAACCGGGGACAGACCCTTCAACAACCTGGGCTGCCGACCTAACTCTCTGTGACTGAGCTGGCCCGACCTCTACGAAGCACTCCTCAACATGTTGCAAATCATCCTCTTCATCAATAGTCATTTGCTCGCGTTGGATCGCAATCGCTGAGTCAACACTACGTTTAGAGAATGATGGATTGCATAACCATTTCAAGAATCTTGCAAATCCCTCGCCGGCGGTCTCCTTACGAACAACCTTGGAAGGCTCCATTTGAC